TCAACTTCCGTATCGAAGTGGAGCGGCTCGCGGCCGCCTGCCGCTAGTAGCAGACAACGCTGTACGCGCCTTCGGGGACGCCCAGCGACCTGATGGTGTCCACGACGAGCTGCGCCATTCCCTTCGCGGGGATGGCGTAGTTGTTTTCAAAGACCTCGTATTTCCTCGCGGCCACCCTTTGAAGGAAGTCGAATACCCTTTCCGCGTGTTCGCCAAGCTCCGCCCACATTACCTTGCGGTGGCAGGCCGCCACCTCCCATTTCGACAGGAGGAAGAGCCACGAGCCGTCTTTCATTGGCTCCACGCCTATCCGCTTGAGGCGGGCAAGGCCCTCCTCGCTGTAATGCGGCACGCTCTCCATCACGAGAATCCCCTTTGTCATTTCGCCTTTTCCCATTTCCGTGTTCTCCTTTGTTTTGGTGGTATACCGCATATTATAGCAAATTGTGGTTGACGGCTTCGGCAGACCTTGTATGAGCAAGCAAGTCATTAGAAACGCCGTCACGACGGCACTGCCCGAAATGGGCGACGGGAAGGCGGAGGCTGGAAAGCCCCTCGTTATCCAGCTCGCGCCGCACGGGGAGTACCCGCAGTTCGTAGACGACGACAACGCCGAGGGCGGACAGCGCAAGGTCGTGCAGATTCTCGACGACGACGCTATGGACGCGCTCATATCCAATTTTAAGGACAAGGTGCTGGTGGACGCCGACCACTCTTCCGAGATTTCCACGGACACGAAGGCGATGGCGTGGGTCACTAGGCTCTTCAAGGACCCCGAAAAGGGCCTTATGGCCGAGATTGAGCCTACGACAATCGGCGCGGACACCATCAACGGAAAAGTCTACCGCTTCGTGAGCGGCGCGTGGACCCTCGACGACGCGGGGAGGCCGCAGGAACTCGTTTCCATCGGCCTCACCAACAAACCCAATTTGCCAGTTGCCCCGATGCTGAACAGCGCGGCGGCGGGAGATAAGCCCAAGGAGACGCCAGAGGCGGGAACCGTGGACGACGCAACGTCCAGCGGCGTGACGCCCGAAGGAGCGGACGACAAGGGCGACGCGGCTCCCGTTGCGACGAATGGCGGCGCGGACGGCGCAGGGCAGCCCGAATCGACGGCGGTTCCGTCGAATGACAATAATCAACCCGAAAACACGGAAGGATTGACAATGGATAAGGTAAAAGAACTTCTGGGACTTCCTGCCGAGGCCACCGACGAGGAGGTCTTTCAGGCTATCGAGGCCCTTAAGGGCGACAGCGAGTTCGCGGAGAACGTTCGCAACGCGCTCAATATGGACGACGAGGAAGTGGCGGGAGCCGCCGAGGGCGAAACCCTCAACGAGAAGGCCCTCGACGCGCTGAACGCCGTCCTCAACCAGTGCGGCGACCTCCAGGCGCAGAACGCCGAGATGGAGGAGGCCAAGCTCAACGCCGAGGCGGATGAACTCATCGCGGAGAATGAGGACGTCATTCCCGAGGATATGGTCGAGGAGGTCAAGGCGGAGTACGTCGAAGACCCCGAGGCCGCGAGGGAGACGGTCGCCAACTTCCGCAAGGTTCACAACTTCGCGGTTCTCAACGCCAGCAGGGGCGCGGAGAAGAAGGACGAGCCGAAGAAGCCCGTCGCCATCAACTGGCGTTCGGCGAAGAAGCCCGTCGCCGTCAACGCAGGCGTATTCTCGTCTGGCGAGTGCGACCCCGAAAAGGAAAACGAGGCCATCCGCAACTCGTGCGTGAAACGCTAATCCCGAAACTTCAATCAACTTCAAAGAAAGGACCATAGAAAATGGCTACTGGATTCACCTCTTCCCTCGTCTCCCCCGCGCTTCGCTTCGCGGCTAACGAGATTATCATGTCGCTCCGCAAGGAGATTACCCCCGTCACGCAGTTCACTACGAACTTCACGGCGGAGGCGGTCACTAAGGGAACGACCCTCCTCGTGCCGATTATCTACGACACCGAGGCTGGCGAGTTCAACCGCGACAGCAACAACTACCTTACCCCGAACGGTTCGCTGATGTACGCGCCGATGACTTTCGACACGCACGTCAAGCACTCCTTCGGCTTCACGGCCAACGACTTCAACCTCGTGAACGGCACGGCCTTCTGGTCGAAGTCCGCCGAGGCCTCCACTCGCGCCGTCAGCCGCAAGATTGCCAACACGGTGTTCGGACTCATCACGCCGACCAATATCCCGACGAGCGGTACGGCGAAGTGGGACATCACCGACAAGGACGGCAACACCATCGGCTCCGAGGGCGTCCCGCTCGAGTTCGGCTCCTGGAACGAGAAGGTCGTCGGCACTGGCACGTTCACGAAGGGCGTTGCGGCACAGCTCCGCGCGGCCTGCGACGCGGCAGACATCGCGGCTGGCGACACTATCCTCGCCCTCAACCCCGTGAAGTTCGCTGAACTGCTCGACACCCTCGACGCCCAGCTCTACGGCGGCCCCGAGGCCATCCGCTCCGGCATCATCCCGAACCTCTACGGCTTCAAGGCCGTCGTCGAGGTCAACGAAATGCCGAACGCGGGCAACCAGATTGGCGCGCTCATCCCCGCGACCTCCATGGCCGTCGCCGCCCGTATCCTCCCCGTCCTCAATCCTAAGCTCTACGACGAGGTTGGCGTCACGACGGACGAGAAGAGCGGCCTCGCGGTTCAGATTCGCCGCGCTGGCAACGTCGCCACGGACGATTCCGTCGCCACGGTGGAGTGCCTGTTCTCGGCTCGCCTCATCCAGCCGACGAAGATTGTCCGCCTCGTCACGGCCCACGCCGACGAGAGCGACAGCTCCTCGTCCAGCTCGTCCTCCAGCTCCTCTTCCTCTTCCGAGGAGTAAGGCGGCGTGACGGACAAGCACGAGTAGACACAAACCCGCGCCCTGCCTTGCCTAGTGCGAGACGGGGCGCGTCTTTTTGCAACTGCAAATAACTGCAAATAAATCCGCAAATAAAAAAGCGAACAGGAGAACACGCGATGAACTGCTGGGATAGGTTCGACATGAAGGCGGCGGTGCTTTTCTCGAAGAAACCGCAGAACGCCGATATGCTTGAAAGGGAGTGCGCAAGGGTAGGGCTGGAATATACGCCTTTCTGGGGATGCGCCCTTCCGTATACGAAAGTGATAGAGGACAACGTGCGCCACACGCGGATGTGCAGTGGCCCTTGGTTCGACTGCACCTTGGCGCACAACCGCATAGTGCGGACGGCCTATGAACTAGGGCAAAGAAGCGTCCTGATACTAGAGGATGATGTGCGCTTTCTTAAGGATAAGGCCCTGCTTGCGAAGATAGTGGACTCCCTTCCCGACGACTACGATATCGCGCTCTTCGACTGGGTAGTGCGCGGCAAAGCGAGCGACGAGGAGTGCGATGCACTCCTTGCACAGCCTCCCGTCGGCTGGTACTGGCGGAGATTCACCGACCTGCGCTCGTGCGCCTGCTGGGCGTTGTCGCGCAAGGGAATGGAGGCGTGGCTCTCGTTTCAGGAGAAGGCCGCGCACGGAAAAGGGAAGATGTGCCTCTGCGACCAGTACTACTACTACATGGCGAAGGAAGACCCGTCCCTCAAGATGTACTGCGCGTTTCCCTGCGGTGCGATGCAGTCGTCCATGACGGGGATAACGAACCACGAGAGCCAGATGCGGCGGTATGAGCGAATGGGAATGAAGCGCGGGGACTACTCGGAGGACTTTGTATGACAAAGGTGCTTTATGTAATGGGCGCGGACGGCGGGTGCGACGGCAGGTGGCGCGAGTTCAGGTGGTCGCTCCGCTCGCTGGAGATGTATGCGAGGGGCGCGGATGGTGAAGTCAATGTCGTGCCTGTCGTCGTAGGCGCGGCTCCCGACTGGTTTACGGGCGATGTAATGAAGGTGGACGACCCGTGCGAGCGCAAGACGCGCAATATGGGGGCGAAGGTAATAGCGGCCTGCAAGGCGGGGCTAGTTGAGGGCGAGTTCCTTTTTTCCGCCGACGACCACTTCCTTACTAGGCCGAGGGACTTCGATACCGCGCCGCAGTACTGGAAGAACGCGATTCTGCGGAGCCGCGAGGAGTGCAAGGGCAAGGGCAATAACTTCGGCGTGTCGCTCTACCTCGCAAGGGAGACGCTTTTGAAGCACGGCTACCCCGCTATGGACTTCTCGCAGCACTTCAATACGTTCTTCCACGCAAACGACTGGCGCGTGGCGAAAGATTTGATGAAGTATTCGCTGACGCTTAAAGACGGCAACGTGGGCGCGAACTTCCACTCGATTTTTGCAAATATGTGGCTTGTCAGGAACAAGGGCAAGAGGCCGCTCGTCTGGAGGCCCGACAGGAAATATCCGAACGACACGCCCGACCTTATGGAGGCGGGGCGCACGGACAGGTTCGCGGGCTTCTCGATAAACGACGGGGCCTTCAAGGTCAAGGGCTTCGAGGCGTGGATGAACGCGAAGTATTCCGCGAAGTCGCGCTGGGAGAAGTAGCGGTTGACGCGCTCGGCGGACTCCGCTATGGAGAACACGACACATAAGATAGAATGGGCGCGGCACTTCGACCGCGCATACTGCTTCCACTACCTCCCGCAGGCGCACAAGCTCCCGCGCCTAGTCTCCGAACTGGAGCGCGTGGGACTTGCGCAGTCGGGAATACTCAACTGGCGATACACAAGCCACAGTCGCTACGACGATGCGCTTTTCAGATTTGCCAACGAGCGGCGCACGGCCCTCGACACGGGTTGCATCAATCTCGGCCTCGCCGCGTTGCAGGTACTGGAGGAGTGCCTTGCCTTTAGGTTGCAGCGCGTCCTCTTTCTCGAAAACGACATCGCCTTCCTCAAGGACCCCGCGCAAATCGAGGCGACGCTCGCCGCGATGCCGTCCAACGCGGATATATGGCAGATGGACAACTTCGTCGCGCCGAACGGCGAGGAGCAGTACAAGTGGCTCAAGCTGGCGATGCGCGAGGGAACGCATTTCTTCAACGCATACAAGGCCGTGTTCTATTCGGGCGCGTGCTTCGCGCTCTCCTACCGTGGTATGCTCACGATGCGCGACATCCTTGCAGACGCGCTCCAGCCACCCGACTCGTGCTTCGTGGAAATGGAGCGGCGCAGGTGCAAGCGCGTAGTCGCGGACACCAACCTCGCAATCCAGCTCGTCTACGCATCGAGCATAAGCGCGAGGATGTGGGGCGTAATGAGCCATCACGAGGGCTACCGCAGGTGCGGCGTCGACTACTCGCTCTACAACATACCCGAAGGCTACGGAATAAACCAAGGCGAAAGGAACGCGCTATGAAAATCGTCGTATACGCAATCGCGCACAACGAATCGAAGTTCGTCGATAGGTGGATGGACTCCATGAAGGAGGCCGACGAGGTAGTCGTCCTCGATACGGGAAGCACCGATGATACGGTGCAGCGTCTAAGGGCGCGGGGCGCGTTGGTGGAGGTGCAACGCTATGTCAAGTGGAATACACTAGAAGAGTACAAGCTCGCCTTGCAGGGGCAGAAGGAATCGCCGTTCGGCCTTCCGCCTTGGCGTTTCGACTGGGCGCGCAACGACTCAATCTCCCTTGCCAATACGCTCGTCCCCGACGCGGACTTGCTAGTCTGCACCGACCTCGACGAATACTTCATGGCGGGCTGGCGCGAGAAGCTTGAGGCGGCGTGGCTCGCGGCGTTGAAGCGCGGGGAGAAGCCGACGACCGCACAGTACGAGTATGTATGGAACTTCAACGCCGACGGCTCCGACGGCACGAAGTTCTGGTACGAGAAGATACACACGCCGCACAGCGCGACGTGGACTCACCCCGTCCACGAAATCCTTTCCTACGACGGTAAGAAGAAGATGGTGAGCGTGGACGGGATGCGCCTTGAGCACCACGCCGACCCGACGAAGAGCAGGGGGCAGTACATCCATCTTTTGGAGCTTTCCGTGAAGGAAGCTCCGAACGACGACCGCAATATGCACTACCTAGGGCGCGAGTATATGTTCTGGCGCAGGTGGGACGACTGCATAGCGACGTTAAAGCGGCACCTCGCCCTTCCCAGCGCGACGTGGAAGGCGGAGCGGGCCGCGTCGATGCGCTTTATAGCACGGTGCTACGGCGAGAAAGGCGACGCGGCGCGTCAGGAGTGCTACCTATGGCGGGCGATAAACGAGGAGCCTGGACAGCGCGAGGCCGCGCTGGAACTAGCCGAATTTGCGAATAGGCAGAAGGACTGGCATTTGCTCGTCGCGGCCTGCGAGCGTTGCCTCGCCGTCACTAGACGCAAGATGACATACCTCACAAAAGCCGAGGCGTGGGGGTCCCGCCCCTACGACCTATATGCCGTGGGCTTGTGGTATACGGGGAGAAAGAAAGAGGCGATAGAGGCTAACGAGACGGCGATGAAGCTCAATCCAAACGACCAGCGGCTCAAGGACAACGACGCGATTATGCGTAGTCTAATTACGGAGGGAAAATAAATGACAATTACTTTTGAAATTACAAAAACAGTGTCGATGGGAAGTAAGCCAGTCGTGAATGTAGATGTTACCCAATGTAGCGCAGCAAGCGACGAAATGTATTTTGCGGCAAAACTAACGAACGCTGTCGTTGAATTTGCCAATAAAGATATTACCGATGGAAAATAATGACTACCCCACTCCTTCGCAGGTCAGGGCGTGGATGCGTAACCACGTCTGCGTTCCGTG